TTCATCCCATTCCCCAACCGCGAAATGGATCTCCCCAAGTTCGTCAGAGGCATCCACCGTTCCATCCCGGCGCAGGGTAAAGGACTCGGGACACGTGAGTCCCTTGACGGCGGTTGAGCATTTATCACCGTGGCAATCCCTCGCCTTTTGCAACGCCTTCCCGTTCGTCCACAGGTAGACAGTCCAGTACTTGGGACCGCCTTCAACCGGGATATGGGTATGGGAAAGGACTTGTGAGAGTTCGGGATGGTAGATGCAAGAGCCCATGCTATGCCCTCCCCGTTTCGGCAAAACCGGAGATACTCCCCGATTGACCGGGAATTTCCCTCAAAAATGCCCATACAAGGCCGGAAACGGAAGGATACAGGGTTTCGCTAGCGGCATCGTCAAAATAGCTGGTAGAGATAGGCCCAACGGTTTCAGACGCCACACGCCCACCGCGTTCGATGGGTGCAAGCGGGTCTTCCCCGGCAATGAAAAGCGCGGCAAGTTCGATACAGGCACGCTTGACCGCAGAGGGAACAGTGTCACAAGCGACGAATTGCATCACGCCGTGAATGTTCTTGACTCCGGTAGGCACTCCGGCGCGGGGCCACGCCATAGGCCAATCGTACTCAATTTTTTCTCCTTTCCACTTCAAACCGTTGAGGTAATCGGCGGAACGGATGAGGGCGGCTTCTTTAGCTGAAAGCTGCGGATCTGGCTCCAGATCGGAAGACGGCGGCGCGGCCCAATCAGAAACACCACGGGATAAAAGATAAGCGTCCGCATCTGCTACTGAAGCGTAGGTATTTGCGCCTTCGGGCATGGTTCCATCTTCAACGATAAGAGGCATAGCTATTCTTTGCTCCAAGGTGCGGTAATAAATCTTTCGGCGTAAAGGGTGGTCTGTATTTCAGCCGGGCCACCGCCCCTAATCCGGAGAATGAAGTCAGAATCCATCAAGAAAGGAATACTGCGTCCATTGACCGTAAGAGACTTCACAGGCACCGGATGCCCTTTATCGCTGCACCCACCAATGTTGATTTCCACCGTTCCGGGAGCCAGCTTTTTATCTTCCATATTCCCTCCCTACTCTGCTTCCACATAGTCACAGGGTGGCGTTTCTTTAAACCGTACCGCCTTGATGGTTTCCCGGCCTTCAAAAAGAGCCTTTGCGATGCGGTGCCATCCGTCCATGACAAACCCTGATTCATCAAGAATAATCGGACAATTCAGATCGGCTTGCTGAACTCGCTTCATCTTGCGGGCAAGGTCATACGCGCAAGAAACGGGGTGCCAAACGTTGGAACTGGCGTTGAGGGCAATCAGGGGCAAGTCAAACGGCTCAAGCTCTTTCGCCCGCTCAATCAAGTTGGCGACGATATAGACCTTGTTCCCGTCCCGATACTTGTTCTCGGAAAGCTTCGTGACATTGAGTTCAACCGTTTCATACGACATATCTTTGTCCTTTGTTCCGTTCTTGATTCCGGGCGGGACATGGGAGGCTGTGCCCCGCCCGTGGTCAAGCTCAGACGCTAGGCGTTAAGGAGTGCTGTTGCTGTGGGCCTGTGCTCGTGACCTTGATGTCTTATTGTCCTGATTCAAGCCTTTTGAGCTTTGCTTTGAGCATTTGGTTTTCACCCCGCAAGGCATCCATG